CGAGTGAGTGCCAACAGTGTCAGCAACTTTACCAACGTCTGTTTGTGCAGAGTTTGTAGCTGAGTCACCTTGTATCAAATATCTTTGATACGGGTTATCAAATACAAATCCTTTTATTTTTCCCTGTGTAATATTCGTTTGCGAATAAAAGTTAGAGAATTTTGGTTTCCCAGTTGATGGGTCACTGTCAATCAAACATCCATTAAAAACGCCAATGTTATCTACATTCGTTACTGCTTCTTGAACAGCAATGAATCCAGCATTGTTATCATCAATCTCTACAGGGTCTCCCTGAAAGATTGAAGCGCTTTCGTTGTCCGGAATTAAATATTCCGTCATTTGAAAGTCAGAACTACCAACAGTGTTACCGATAGGTCTTAGACCAAATGGGGCATCTTTATTTGCCATATTTTTGTCCTCCTTTAAAGGTTCATTGTTAGCGGCGGATAGGAATTACTAAATAATTAGTTTTTCTTTGTACCACCAAAGGTTACACGAGTCTGTCGATCTTGATTGATCGGCATACTTGGGTGCTGTTCCTTTAAGACATCGTTATCTAAGGCTTCATTACGATCGGCAGTTTTCTGATTGAAATATGCCTCACGTTGCCTTGCGAGCTCTTCGGGTATCCTTGCCAGCACAAGGCCACCAACTCCGATCACTCCTGCGTTTTTACCATTGTCTACAGTTGGATATGTTGTCCCTGGATATTCGTCAGCTCTTACAAGCTCCCATCCAGATCTTAACTTACCTGACATGTTCTTTGAATCATCAAAGCCCATACTTTCAGCGCGTATCCATCTATGTCTGTAACCGTCTGGTGCAGGCGGTGCATCAAGTGATGATGGAGGAGTCCAAACTTTGGGTCTTTCTACTTTAACCCTAGTTTCACTCGCGCGAGAAGTTTTTATTTTTTTATCTTGTTCCATATGCTTATCCCTCCTTCGCGGCTAATTGTTTCGCATACTCTTCGAGTGGCACACCTAATCGTTTAGAAATTGCTACCTGTGACGGTGTGAGTCTCACGGTTTTCTTGCGTCCTTTTCCGGCCGGACGTTTAGCACTTGCTACGTTTTGAACAGGTTGTTCTTTCGTAGGTTCTTCTACACTATCAAATTTGTGTGGGAATTCAAGCTTAATCCGTTTATTAACTTCAGAATAATATTCATCAGATTGTGGATCATAGCCCTCCTCTTCAACTAATTTTTTGTGTATATCAAAAGCAGTGTATGTCATGGCATTATCGGTGCCAAACCAGGGGTTTTTCGATGCCCAGGTCTCTGCTTTAGGGTCTATTTGTTGAGCAGCTTGTGCAAACTGGTCTGGTTGAGCCTGTGGTTGAGTAGGTACAGCTGCCTTTTGTTGCTCAATTTGAACCTCTCTTTGTTCTTGAGCTTTCTTAATTTGCTTTAACCTAACCTCTTCCATAGCCATCTGTGCAATGGCTTTTTGTGCTTCTACCTGACCGTCAACGTTTTGTGACTCGACTGCTTGTTTATAAGCTAGTTGAGCTGCATCCATGCCTGTTTGAACTTTTGCTTCTAGTTCTTTGGTATAGTTGTTACCCAAAGCGTCATACTGACCTCTAACTTTTTCAGCTTGGTTTTGAAGTTTTTGAGCGTAAGCAATAGCCTCTTCTTTTTGCCTTTCGGCTTCACGCATTTTACGTGTAAGTTTTGCTATTCGCTTTTGAACTCCGTCGCTGTAGTCGTCTAATTCTTTTTTCTGTTCGCTAGCCTGAACATCAGACTGCTCACTAGATTCCTTAGATGCGTCAGCGGACTGACTATCGTTTTCACTAATTTGTTCAACTTGGATCTCCTCCTCTAAAGATTGTTCTGGTGCTGGTGCATCAAGATCAATCTCAGTTGCTTGTTCATCGGTATCGCCGACATCGATTTTATTTTCGTCTTGCATAGATTATCCTCCTCTATGATTACATTGCGTGCAAGATATCTTCGGGATTACTAATAGTCCCTAATACCTCGTCATCGTTTAACATTCTTATCTCTCCACCATCAATCTCCATTCGTGATCCTGCATATCTTGCAAATATCACCCAATCTTTTTCCTTGCACCACGGTCCACTAGGATATTTATCTTTGTCCTTGTAACAAAGATCACCCATCTTCAATACGTATCCAACTTGCGTTGCAACACGTGCACGGTCTAATGTTTCTTGTGCAATAATAATACCGCCTTTAGTTTCTTCTTTAACTTTAAAAGGCATAACTAGTAAACGCCAACCTGTTGGATTGGGTAACTTTTCTAAACTTGTTTTTTCTGGGGCTTCTTTAGCGGCTTTTTTGCTCGCATGTTTTTTTATCTTTTTAAGGTCTTCTTCTGCATCGTATTTATCTTCTAATGCGTGTGATGTTGTCTGGATCATCGTTTTTTGGCTCCTTTGGTTCTAGCAGGTTAGAGAGTTCCTGATTCATTAAGTCGATCGCGTGGATCTTACCTATTATATATTTGTATTCGCTCATATTGTCAATCCCTCCGTTTGCGAGGGTTTGAACGAGAGCGTCTAGCTGTTCTTGCATCGTCCTTTTGAACCTGTATATTACGTTTACTGGGTCTGTAGCTTCTGACATGTTTTTTATCCTTGTCTCCTAATTGCTCCCAAAATACATCGAGAGGGTTATCATTTTTTGACGAGACTGCCGCCAAAATATAAACCTATTATGGCGGATACAAGGTTGGTATCTAGTGGTGTGATGATTATTCCTCTATGTGCCATCGGTACCCACTTCATTACCTCTTTACCTTCTAAAAATAAAAACCCAGGTTTAAACTCAAGATATCCCACGATAACTTGAGCCTGTGGATCTATTAAGGGTAAAATTTTTGGTAGAACAACAATCGCAAAGATAGCTGTTAATGCTATTATTCTCCGCGTCCATTGAAAACCAGTGTTCTCGTATTCTCTCGCCTCTTTAAATATAGCCGCTTGCTTGTCTGCTCTAGCAAGTAGCATTTTTTGCTCGGCTTGTTTTGCCTTAATGCTTTGTGACCAAATAGTCATAACTCCACCAAGCACGGTGGAACCAAGCATAGTGATCATCTCAAATGGTATACCCACTTAAGACCAGCCTAACTTCTCTTTTATCTTTTCTATTATGTTTTTAATTTTTTCTTTTATTTTTTCGATCATTTTTACTTACTCCTGCTTCGTTTAAAGCAATTGCTATAGCTTGTCGCCTATTCTTAACTTTTTTCTTAGATTTGCCAATATTTAATTTACCTTTTTTATATTCACGCATAACTTTAGCTACTTTTCCACGTTTTTTGTCAGTTGTTTTGCTAAGTTGTTGTCTAGAAATAGCCATCTTATTAATCGGTTAAATAACCAAACTCTGTTAAAAGGTTTTGCATAGCTGGTTTATTTAAATAAGGAGCGCTTAAAGGGTCATCAAATTTTGATATGCCTTTTAGACCGAGGTTGTACGCTGCAATAGCTTCAGGTGAAACAAACCCCTGTTCTAAAGGGTCTAGGTTTAATCCAAAATTACCTGTCTCGTCAGAAAACGATAACCCGCTCTCACCTGCCTCTTGAAAACCACTTAAAATATTTTCGGCTGCAGTTCTGCTTAAATCATAATCATCTACAACATCAAAGAAACCTGTTCCTTGAGGCATGCCTTGTGATGGATTTACACTATAACCTGGATCTTCAAAGGTTCCTTGTCTAATTTGAAAAGGACCAAAGGCTGTGGGTCTTAGTCTTCCAAACCTATCAAATCTTTTATCACCCGTTGGAAAATTAACATTGGTTGGCGTGCTACTGCTTTCGTTCATCATAAGTGCATCTAAGGCTCGGTCCATGGGTATTCCTGCCTGCACTGTTTTTTCTTGAACAGGTCTTTGAACTGGTGTTATTGCAGATGCATTAATTAACGCATTGTTAAATGTTTGTTGCATTTCGTCGGGTAGTGCTCCTTGTTCAGCAAAAAAATTAGTCATTGTATCCATTGGGTCTATTACAGGTGTCGTTGTAACCACTCCTGGGTCTACTATAGGCGTGCGAAAACTACTAAGTGATGCTTCATCGTTTATGGTTGGCGTTGTTGACTCGGTATATACAGGGCCTCTTTCTATGCCTAATGCGTCTAGAATATCCAAAGCATTCGGTTTATCTAGTGCTTGCGTCTCAACAGCGCTTTGATCTAAAAAGTCTCCAGGTAGTCCAAGGCCTCTAGGTGCAAACAAACTTTTAATGCCAGTGCTTATGTTTGGAGCTGCTATGGCCTCAGCAAGTCTGTCAACAATATTAAAATCACCTCTAACAAGATCATCATCCGGTGTGAACTTTGGGGATGTAAAATCTGTGTCTGGGGTAAACTCTTGAGTTAAAGGATTAAACTTTTGAAAAGTTCCTGTATCTGGATTTAAAGCAAACCCCGTTGTGTCCTCCGCTTGAGCTTCTTGAAGTCCTCCAAAAAGAATATTACCTAAAAAAGGAACACCTAAAGCAAGACTTGCTATCCCTCCAAGAATATTTCTTGGTGAAAGAAGACTACTAACGTTTTCAAATCCTTGTCCAAGGTTTTGTCTAAAACCAGATAAGTCCGTTCTTGATGGTAAAAACCCTCTAAAACCTGCTCTGGTAGGATCCTCTGCTATTCTCTGTGCGACTCTTTGTTGGTTTCGAGCGATGTCAATGTTTGTTCTTTGTATTGCGTCTCTTGTATCACCACTATATTTGCTAGTGTCCATTCCATAAGCTTGGTCTAACGCCTGCTGATCTAAGTTTTGAAAAGCCTTGTCTTTGCCGGCCCCGCCTTTTTTCCCAGCATCGGATAAAGCTTTGCCGTACGACTTCTCACTAAAACCAAACCTATCCTTATCTGCCATTTAATTACCCTCGGTTAAAGAGCATATTTAATAAATCACGAATATCCATGTCCGCAGGTTGTTGTGGTTCTGGTCTGCCTCCACCTGGAGTTATAATATAAGGATTTTCAAATTCGCTTTGCATGCTATCTTCGTCTCTCAATATAGGAAACCCTTCTTCATCTAAAAGAATATTAGGTTTACCTGACTCTGCTTTTTCTAGTTCCTGTATCTCCACTGGCACTAAGGGTGCTGCACCCGCCTCTTCTCCGGAAAGCATTTCTGCTAAATCAACTTCTCTAAATTTTGGATCAAACGCTATGTTTTGCACGTCTCTAAATTTACTACCTGGGTCCATGCCAAATAAACTAGCAATTAGTTGTCCCAAGCCTTTGGTCATATTAGGGTTCATCATCATTTTAGCTCACCTCCTTAATGGTTGCTTGCATATCTTTTATGCCTTGTTTTGCGAGAGACACGCTAGCTCTCAATTTTGCGTGTTTGTCATTGTCTTCGATTTTCTTCTCAGTCAATTCTCTGTTTTGCATAAGCTTCATCATGTCAAGATTAGCTTGCTGTTGAGCCTCTTCTTCTTTTCTTTGCTCTTCACGAGCCTTAAGATCTAGGTCTCTGTCCTTTAATTTAAGAACTGGGTCGTTTTCAACTTGGTTGAGCACTTCTTTTTCTGCTTTTACGTAGTCTGTAGTGAAGTCTGCTATCAATTGTGACTTTCTGGCCTCCATAGAGATCTTTGTGCCTTCAATTTGACGTTGCAATTGCATAAATTGTGGGTTTTGTTGTGCCATAGGTCCCATTTGTTGCATTAAAGCTTGCGCTTGTTGCGTTAATTGTTGCATTTTAATCATTTCTTCGGCAAATTCCAACTCAATCTGCTCTGCAGCCATTAAATTTATGTGTTCCATGCAGTTTTGTTGCAATCTTGCTAGTGCTTTAGGGTTATTTCGCACCATCATAGTCCCCATGAACTGTATATGCGCTTTCATGTGTGCTTGATGGTCTTGTTTTGGGAAAGCTTGAAATTTTTTATTGTTCAACGCCATAATATTCTCACTTGCAGGGTCCATTGGCTGCATTGGAGCAGGTGGCGGAAGCAATGAGTTAACATCTTTTACACCTAGTGCTTCATACATGTGTCGATACGCTTGATAAATGTTGTGTATGTCTGGATTAGACATAGCCAGTTGCAATTCTGTTTGTGCAACACTAATTCTCTGTGTCTGTGAGAAGATATTTGGATCGGCAACAGGTATAATATCTACTCTGTTGTCAAAGTCAGTTGCAAAAATTTGTCTCTGTCCACCAACAATGTCGTATGGGTAAACTTTTGGTAAATATGTTCCAAAATTTTCAGCAAGCAACATAAACTCGCACTTCATACCTTGATATAATCTTTTGTGTATAGCTGACATAACCCGCGATCCACGTTCCAAGAGCGCTACGGTCGTGCCTACTGCTGCACCTTGATTGCCATCACCGACTTGCATATCAGCGATTGATGCAAAACGTTGTCCTGCTTGTACAACCACGCCCATCAATTGAAGGAGCGTGCCTGACGGTTCTTTGAAAGGCAACGGCATAAAGGCGTCTCTAAGATTTCCACCAGGAGCGTCAACGTCACGGAACTCGCCCGGCTGCAACGGTTGAGCTTCGTCTCTGACTCTGATGCCTCTTTGTTTAAATCCAGCTGGTAGGTTTGACAAGGTGCCTGCATCGAGGAGCTGTCGTAGAGCTGCGGTGGCAGTTCTAGATAGTCCGCCGATCATGTGGATTAAACCGAACCCATAGAAGCCAAGTCCTGGTAGGAACTTAAAGTGTACGAAATATTCTTTTTTCTTTTTCAACGGATCTTGTGCACCATAGTTTCTACGAATAGAAAGCACGTTCCCCGTTTCGTCGTGCACGGTTACAATGTATGGCAGCTTGATTCCTGTCTCTTCGCCTGTTTCAGCATTTCTATCTTCATAACCTTCAAGGTCTAATTCAACGTGGCACTCGAGTAGTGTGTGCATCTCTGCAGACGAACCACGAGTAATACCGTCTATTCTATCTTTCTTATCTCTAACATCGTTTGTATCAAAACCAGGTTCTCCAAGATCTATGTCTTTGTAAAAACCAGAAATCTGTTGCTTACGTAATTCGTTGCCCGACATTTTCACAACGTGAATAATTGCTTCTGCATCTTCTAGTGATGTTGCACTGTAAGGCACAACTAAATCTTCAGCAGGTACAAACTTAGAAACACTTCTACCCAATACAGAATCAAAATAAACTTTTTTAAATGTTGATCCAGCGAGTGGTAAGTTAAACAACATTTGATCAAACTCTGGTTCGTACTCTTTCATGTTTACCATCAACTGATAGTTCATAAAATCTTTTACACGTTGCGCTTGTTGTTCTCTTATTTCATCTATCTTACCAACGATCTGTGTTCGAACCGGTCCATCAGCAGGTAATAATTCTTTATACGCTAGTGCTTGAAACTGTGTAACCGCTTCTGCTAATACAGGGTGTGTTGCACCAGAAGCTCCTTGAAAAGGTTCTGATCGGTTTTCATATTTAAAACCGAGAAGGTCTAAACCCTTCATGTAACCATCTTCCCAATCTGATCTTGAACTTTTGTATTCGTTGTAACTTTCTTGTAACTCTGATGCGACTTCGATTAGAAGATCGTCTTCCATAAACTCTGCAAGATTAGCTTCGTGAAACTGTCCGCCTTCCATCGCAGCAGCTTGTGGATCAAAATCTACTTCTGCTCCACCATCGTCTGTCATTTCAATATTAACATCACCACCGTCTTGAAACTCTTGTGGCACGTCTACTTCTACAGTTTGGTCTATGAGGACCTCTTCTTTTTTAACTGTGTCGACACCTTTTTCTATAGCCATTAATAATACGTCCTTTGCTGTTGTGGTAATGGTTCATCTTGATAGTCATCTGGATGATCAACAAAACCACCTTGTCTAAATCTCATTACGGCTTGAGTCATGCTATCCACTAAGTCATCGTGTTCACCAAGTGGGAATGCAGCGCACTCCTCTATAACCTCTTCTGCAAACTTTGTATCTGGTGCCCAGATTTGTCCCGCTTCGAATAACGGTGCTACAGAGTTCACTCTAGTATGTTTATCATTTCCACGGCTTGGTGTAAAGTTAATAACTGGTATTCCCATTTTACGCATTTCGTAAGTTAAAGGCAGTCCTGATGCTTTAGCCTCCACAACAACCGACTCTGGTTTCCAGTAGTCATATTGCTCTTTAGCAACGCGTCTAAGCTCTGGGAACTCGAATCTATCTTTCACAGCATCTACTAAGATAAGCTGCGGTCCGCTGTCCTCGTCTGGTTGAAATACGCCCCATGTTGTAATGGCGCTGTAGTCGGCGGTTTCTTTTTTCATAAACGCGGTGTCATAAGATTGGATCACGTGCATTAAAGGTGGCAGCTCTTCTTTCTCCCAGGTGTTCCACCATTCTCTTTTGATGATACTGCCTTCTTCTGCTGTTGGGTTTTGCTGATACTGTGCATTCCATTTGGTAATTGCAACAGACGCTTTCACTGCTTCGAGCTCCTCTAATTTCCAATATCCTGGCCAGACCGGTTTACCTGATGGCAAGATTGCTGGGAATTCGATTACTTCCCATTGATCCGCCTTTGGTTCTTTTTGTGCTTTTTGTAATTTACCTGTTAGATCAGCAACGTTCCATCTTGTCATCACCACAATAATACGACCACCTGGCTGAAGCCTTTGCCGCGGTCCACTGGTATACCATTCATAAACTCTATCGTATGAAGCCATGTTCATCGCATCTTGCTCCGAGTGTGGGTCATCAATAATCAAGAGGTCTGCACCACGGCCCGTGATGCTTCCGCCAACACCCGCTGCATAATATTCGCCGCCTTGATCCGTTTCCCATTTACCAGCAGCTTTAGAATCCTCTCTGAGCCTGGTGTTAAATATTTGTTTGTAGTCATCCATGTCCATAAGTGATTTTGCTTTACGACCGAATCGTACAGCGAGCTCTGCGTTATTGGTTGCTTGGATAATTTTTAAATTAGGTTTATTGCCAATCATCCACGCTGGTAGGAAGTTGGATGCAAACTCAGACTTCGTGTGCCGTGGAGCCATGTTAATAATTAAGCGTTTCAAATCACCATTAGCTACACGGTTAAATTTTTCTGCCATTATCTTATGGTGCTCACCTTCTATAAAATCAGGCCACATATATTTTACGAACGTTAAGAAGTCATCGCGGATCGATTGCTCTTTTTTCTTTTCATCCAGCAGGAGCATTGTGCGTAAATATTCTTTTTTAGAATCAGAAGGTAAATTTGCTATTTGTTCTGGGGTTAGCATTTGAAAAAAAATTTGCGCAAAATTTTTGCGATTTTGTTTTGAAACATTGAAAATGAATTTAGCCCGTATCTATTTCCAAATCAAGCTATATGTATACATATAGGATCCCTATGCACAGGCTTTGGGGGTACCGGGGGGTGGCTAAAAAAACGGATGCCAGAGGGGTTGGGACCCCTGAATGGGGTTCCAACCCCGACGATAACAGAACGTATGTAGAAGCGGATGCGAACCCTGAATGGGTTCGCATCCGCTTCCTCTGGTGGTGGCGGGGGTGGGTGGGCCCATAGGTCACAAGCTACATATGGTATGGTATTTATGCAACACCTACTAGATATGGTATGGCATTTATGCAACACCACATGTTGTGTGTAATTTTTTACTTGACACAATATCCAGTATGCCCGGTTCGTGGAGCGTGGGCCGGGGGTGGGTGGGCCGCATATCACACAAGTGTGGCGGAATTATGTTCAAACATGTCTAATTTTTATACATAAATAAATTAAAATAGTTGTTGTGTGTGTGGGATAATGTGATAGTCTTTTTATATAAACAATCAATAAGGAGATCTAAACCATGAATAAATTAAAAGAATACAAAGAATTTTTTGACGTGGACCAATTACGCCAGCGTATTGAGAAACTAGAGGAAGAGCGTGACGAGTGGCGCAACCGATATGAACAAACGCTAGCCATAGCGGTACAAAAGGAGGCTTCATAATGGAAGAAGTAAGGCCAGGAATATATTTGAGAGAGCCACAAAAGGCTTTTGAAAATGCAATCAAAAAAGGTCATAACGTAAAAGATACGCACA